GTATTGCACAAAATTGGAATCAAGGTCCAGTTGGTGCAGCTTTAGGTGGATTTACAGGTGCAACTGCAGGTAGACAAGCTCCTATAGATGCAGCAACTAAAAACTTTATGACAACTACTGAACTAGCTAACCTTATGCAAAATATTCAAAAAGGTGGGTTAGAAGTTAAAAAATTAACAGTTGAAAATGAGTTATTAGAAAAGAAAAAAAATGCTTTAATAAATTTAATTAACACTACAACTGACCCATTTTTAAGAGACGCTTATCAAGCTGATTTATCTGCTACCCTTACGCAAATGGTAAAAGTTAAGAATCCTGCACCAACTTTTGACGAAAGTTTAGCTATCAAAGCTATTGGAGGTGATATTAATAACTTAACATCAGATCAAGCTTTAACATTGCTACAATCAAAAGGCGGATTAACACAAAAGGATATATTAGAAGCAAACATTAAAGGTCTTGAAACACCTGCATTAGGAATCAATAAAATTTCTATGAAAACTCCTGCAGATATATTAAGGGAAGGTAGAATACCTCAAAATGTTTCTACTGGTCAAGGAGTAAGTTATACACCACCAACAGAAGTTAGGCTTCCAAGTTTAAATTTACTTGACAGAACAGAACCTGTAATTTATAGCAATCAAGGTGGAGTTCCATTAACACAACCAAGTATTACCCAACAAACTCAACCAGTAGTTTCTCCAACAAAAAAACCTACATTGCAACAAGAAAAATCTTACAACAATTTTCAAGCTGCAAACGATCAATTTACAAATCAAAATCCTATTGTTGGTACAAACTTACAATATAGCCCTAAAAAAGTTCAAGAATATAAAGATAAATTTCCTGAAATGTCAAATCTTAACACTAGAGTTTTGCAAGAATATAATGATGCAGAATTGCAAATTGATAGGTTGTTAAATCATGCAGGTTTTAATGATTTATTTAGTGCTGGTGGAGATATATCAAAGGCAACAGGTCGTGAAGCACAAGCTGCTGGAATTATTTGGAATAAAATTAAAAGCGGTGGAGTTGCCAATACATTAAAACAACAAAAACTAGAAGATCCTAATGGAGCAACACCTTATGGTCAAATGAACTATTCAGAGTTAAATCTAGTTAAACAAGGTTATACTGAATTACCAGATGCTGGTACTAATCCAGATAGTGCAAGATCTGCTTTATTAAACTTAAAAGATATTTTAAATAAATCTCGTGAGGGTATATTAAATAAACATGGCACTATTTATGGTACTCAAGGCACAGATAGATTTGAAAAAAGAATAGTTACCAATTTTGAGACTAACTCTGGAACAGCCTATTTAGGTTCTGTATTGCAAGGTAAACTTTATGGTAATAAAGGAATCCAAGATAATTATTATTACATACAAGCACCAGACAATACTTTAAGACTACTTAAAAATCCAAAAACAAAGCAACCATTAACAAAACAAGACGTATTGAAACAAGGTTTTGAAAACATATACTTAAAATAGGATAAATGATGGCAGAATTAAAATTAAAACCAATTGAGGTAGTTGCAAACAAAAACATTGTTGATGTTGAAGTTTTTGACAAGCCAATACCTTTAAATATTAGACCTACTGTTTTGCCAAAAGATTCTTTTCAAAATAAAGTATCTGCAGATTTTTTTGGAGCACCTATTAAAGAACAAGTAAAATATACTAAAGATCCATTAAATTTTGCTTTGAATTTAGCATCCAATTTTATACCATCAGGTATTAATGTTGCAAAAGGTTATGTAGAGCCTATATTAAGTCCAGTTGAAACATATAATAACATTAAATCTGTATTTAATGGCTTTGCAGAATTAAAAGCATACAATGACTTTATTAAAGAAAATCCTAACTCTCCAAAACCTCCAATTACACAAGATATGCAAGCAGCTCAAGGTGTATCTGAATATTTTGCTGAAAGATATGGAGATGTTATTGGTCCAGAAAAAGATGCTTGGTCTGTTGTTGGAGATAAAATATTAAGAACACTAGAAAATGATCCTGCTGGTTTAATGGCAGATGTTGGTTCTATATTAACATTGGGAACAACTGGTGTAACTGGTGTTGCTGGAAAAACAGGTCAAATTGCTAAACAAGTTAGAAATGTTGGTGAAAGCATAGATCCAGTAATTGGCACTATTAGAGCAGGCAAAAAATTTGTTGCTGATCCATTAATTAACATCGCTTCTGGCAGAGGAACTGCTGGATTAGTTAGCAGTGCTTATGACATTTCTAAATCAAGTGCTAGAGGAGCAGAAGCATTAAAACAAGGATTACAAGGTAAAGTAACATCTAGTGAAATTCTTGCAGATTTTAATAAAAAAGTTAATCAATATAAAACAAATATACAAAATGATTTTAATGTATATGAAAAAGGATTACAAGGCAAAACTGCTTCATTTGAATCACTAGATAAGATTAAAACAGACCTAGACTCAATGTTTGATGATTTATATTTTACTAAAACTGAAAACGTTAATGGGAAGTCAGTTCAAGTTACTAGACCAAAACCAGCAACTCCTAAATTTAAACTAGACGAATATAATGACATTAAACAAGTAGTAAATGATTTTGATAATCTTGAAACAGTTAAAGCAGATGATATTTTTAGGTTAAAACAAAATTTAAGCAATAGAAGATTTTCTGTTCCTACAGATTCAGTACATCCTTTAAATGATAAACTTAAAAAATTTAATCAATATTTAGAAGATGATTTATCAAAAGTTGATCCAAGAACTCCTAATGTTATGAAACAATATAACAAAATGAAATATGATTTAGATGAAATTAGGAAAACAGTTGGTAAGTCAGATAATCTTCAGCCTCAAATATCTAAATTACAGCAACTTGTTAAAGATACACCAAAAGGCGAGGTTGGATTAAAAAATATTAATCAAATCTTACAAGAATTAGAAACTCAAGCTATTCCTCAATTAACTGGACTATCACTAGGAGACCCATTAAGACTGTCTGCTGGTGGTTTAGCAGGTTTAGGTGGTGGATTATTATTTACTGGTGCATCTGGACTAGAAAAATTTGCAAATTTAGACCCTTCTTTAGGTCTGTTAGCTGCTGGCGGAGCTGGGTTAGCATCATCCCCAAGATTACTTGGTCAAATTTCATCTGGTCTTGGTTCTGCAGCACGCTACGGAGTTGATTTACAAAACTTTGGAAATATTGGAAGATATGGTAGACCAATACAGCAAACTGGTTTAGCACCATTTCCAGTAACAGACGAAGAGTTAATTAATTTTAAAATAGATCCATCACTGTTTCCAAAATGATTGAGTGGCATGATCTAAAATTACCCCCTATTAACCTATATAACGCACCGAAAGTTTAGAAAAATGAGTGAGATCGACCCATTTAAGTACGGACAACTTGTGGCTCAAGTAGAGCAAATGGAAAAGAAAATAGACAAATTAGAACAAGGCATGGATGAACTACTAGCCCTTGCTAATAAATCCAAAGGTGGATTTTGGGCAGGCATGACTATAGCTTCATTTATTGGCGGACTATTTACATTCGTTATGCACAACTGGTTAGGAAAATAAAATGCAAAAATTTCTCATGGCAGTTACTTTAGTATTGCTATGGTTGTTTTTATATGACTATGCGGATAGCAAAGAACTTCCAAAAGAAATGTCTATGAAAACAGATGTAGGTGAAGTTGTGCTTACTACAGAAGAATGTATCTTTATAAAGATGGGCTTAAAAAACTATCCTTATGCTGCATACGCTACTGAAAAAGGTAAAGCTAACCATGAAGGATGTTGGCGTAAAGATGATGTCAATGGTATGTCATCTGTCTTAATTTACTTTCCTGAAATAGACTCTACAGCAGTATATAATCCACAACTATTTAGCCCACGTTCAACACTATGACATTTATTACTGAAAATAATATAGCGAACTTGTATGACACACTTATACAATTTCCTGTGTTTGACGAATATAAACTCCCACCTGCAAGCAAAGTGGACTTCGTAGTAGTACATGACGATACTATCTGTGGACAATACGAACCACCAGAAGCAGGCGAACCACATATCATCACTATATCAACTGCAAAGTGTGGACATTTAGATACAGTTATCAAGACTATTTGTCATGAAATTATCCACATGATATGCTATCTTGAATCCCCTAAAACCGAGAAATATACAAGTCACAAAGGTTTATTCTTAAAACTACAAAAGAGAGTAGCTAACACACTTGGCTACGACCCTAAAGAACTATAAGGAGAATATCATAGATCCAATCACAATATTATCTGCTTTTGCACCAGTAGCTGTAGATTTAGGCAAATCACTTATAAATAAGTTTATTGCACCTGACCAATTTAAACCAGCTACTATAGAACAATATGTCAAGATGAAAGAAATTGACCTAGAATTCTTTAAAGTAATGAATGAAGCTGGTGGTGGTAACCCATCATACTTATGGGTAGAAGCTATTATCAGACTTATGCGACCAGCTATTGGCTTATTAGTTTTAACAACATGGGCTACTATGCACCTTAACGGTACAGCAACATCTGAAGTAGATAACTTTGCAAGTGCAGTTGGTTTCTATCTATTCGGTGAACGTTCACTATTACACATTAAAAAGAGTGCTAAATGATAATCTTACATTTTATGAATTTTATTGGGTTATCGTTTCTTAAATTAATTGTTGTTACATTATTATTTATTGCTATGGGATTCTCTCTAGCATTTATGATGGCAATGGAATCACTTACATACGCATTGGAATATATCAATTCATATGTTGATTGAAGTAAAGCGATTTGAGTTTAAAGATACACATACTATAGGCAAGATGTATATAGACGGTGTATATGAGTGTTATACATTAGAAGATGTAGTTAGAAATGGCACTAAAGTCATGGGCAAGACTGCTATACCTACTGGCGAATATAAAATCATTATAGACGCATCTGTACGATTTAAACAAGACATGCCACACATACTTAACGTACCTAACTTTACAGGTGTTCGTATTCATGCAGGTAATACATCTGCACATACTGACGGATGTATATTGCTAGGCACAACATGGTCAGGAAAAGACTTTATTGGAAACTCTAGAGTAGCTTATAAAAAGTTTTTTGACAAACTAAAGAAAGCTAAAACAGCTACCATTAAAATATGCTAGATTATTTTATCTGCGATATACTTTGTGCAATAGATCATTTTAAGTATATATTACTGTTTTTATTAGGATATCTAGTATATAATAGTGTATCTAATTAATAGAGACTACTATGAAAATTTTAATGATTGATATAGAAGTATCACCTAATACAGCTCATGTATGGGGTATCTACGACCAAAACATTTCAATTAATCAGCTATTAGAATCATCTTATACACTTTGCTATGCTGCTAAATGGTATGGTGAATCTAAAATCATGTTTGACTCAATTCAGAAGTCTGGCAAGAAAAAAATGTTAGAGTCAGTGCATAAACTATTAGACGAAGCTGATGCCGTAGTGCATTATAATGGATCTAGGTTTGATATACCTATCCTACAAAAAGAATTTTTATTGTCTGGTATGAGCCCTCCAGCACCTGTTAAACAGATAGATTTATTGCAAGTAGCAAGAAGACAGTTTAGATTTGTTTCTAACAAACTAGACTATGTATCACAAGCTTTAGGATTAGGAAGCAAGACTGAACATGAAGGTCATACTTTATGGGTCAAGTGTATGAATAATGATCGTAAGGCATGGAAGACTATGGAAGAATACAATAAGAACGATGTTATTCTTCTAGAGAAAGTGTACGACAAGTTTAAAGCATGGATTAAATCACATCCAAATCATAATGCGTATTCCGCAAATACTTGTTGTCCAAATTGCGGTTCACGCAAATTAAATAAACGTGGCACTCAAGTTAGTTTGTCTAGAGTTTATCAACGCTTTCAATGTCAAGGATGTGGCTCATGGTCTCGTGCAGTAAAATCAGAAAAAGTAGCAAAAGAAGCTGTTATCAGCATATAGGAAATATTATGAATTTAGAAAAGTTATGTGAGCACATTGTAGGAAAGCAAATAGTAGAAGCAGAAGCTTACTACGGTGAAGACTTACTTATTCTGGTATTAGATGACGGAAGCCACATCGAGATTAGTGGTGATGGGCTATCCGTATATTCTGAAATTCCAGATCTAGACGATTAATCGTCAACCATCTCTAACCTCTGTAACTGTGCAGTAACTTCTGGAGGATTAATAGCCTCTTCATCACGCATTACCTCTACCAACTTGTTTTTATACCATTCAGATTTAGCTAAATCTTCTTCTGGTCTGCCCTTAAATGGATATCTTAAATCATATTTAAGTTTAGATCCTTTTAAATAACCAATAAACTCCTCTTTAGTCAAACGACTCGCTATAATATCTATCGCTTCCAGTCCCCCTACCAAATAATGCTTCGGATGATTTACGTTGTCCATCTATTACCTCCTTTGTTAAAGATTTTTTAATACGATACGCTTCATTACCAATTCTTGCTACCATACCTTTGCTTAATGTAGGCTTAAGTTTAAGTAAACCTTGTGCTGCTAATTCTTTTAATTTAATGCCATTCATCTTAAAATGCCTTCTAACATCAGTATTAGTTCTGCATTGTGGTGAGTCTATAAAGGCTTGTATTTCGTTTATTAACTCTTGATTATAAAGTCTTGGTGCTCCCATTATATTCCCACTAAAGATGATTTAATATATTTAAGTATTCCATAATTCCATCCTCGCATTGTACACTCTATTAGCGTATAGTCAAGTAATAATTCATCAATTCTACGTCTATTGTATGCAGAATGAAACTCTATTAAAAATATACTAGGAAAATGCACTAGATTTTCAAGTATCTCAATCTCTGCACCTTCTGTGTCAATCTTCATGATGTCGCATCTTGGCAAATGTTTAGCTGACATC